GTGTCTCCCAAGCTAGTAAATGATATATGGAAGTGACTACGATGCGGATTAGCTCCTGAGTATTTACGCCGCTTCCAGCCCAGTATTGGGCTCATAATCTTGCCATCGTAGATAATATATTTAATGCGCTTATCGCCCTTCTTGGCGCATTTACGAATCTTCTCGACCAACGCATAAGCTTCTTCTTTGTGCGCTGCTAAATCAGAATCAATGTCTATAGCTCTAACAATTCCATTTGCTGGAATATGGTCAGAACTGCCTTTAGCAATGTGCCGAGCATCAGCAATCCAGCCATCAGACTTCCTATCGCGATCAGGATAATCGTCATCGATTTGCTCTCGTAACTGAACACCCGCTGCACATAATCTGGCCATATTGATTGATTATACGACTAGCTCGACACAATTCCTAAAGATTATGCTAGAAGCAGTTTAGCGTCATCCTCAGTAATCCCTAGCCGATCTAGCAGGGCTGCCTTTTGGGTGGCTCTTGCTTCGGCTTCGGCTAGTTCATCAGCCTTAACTTGCTCAATAGCAGCATCTATCTCTGCTTGAGTAGGGGCTTCACCTTCTAAAACATCCCACTTAATAGTTGTATAATCACATTCAGTAAAAGTAAATTCTGAATTTGGTTTTAACTTTTTTATTGCTTTGACTAATAATAATTGTTCCATTATGCACCTATTTCTAGCAAAATAATGCTTGAAGGATGGCTAGTAAATTGACTAATAATCGTTTGATTATTTGCGGCAGCTTGAACCGCTTGTTGTGTTTTGTAAGTTGTGGAACTGGTCGTTGATGGGCTGTCAAGATAAGAATAATTCCAAACACTATTTAATTCAAAAGCAGCGCTACTAGCTACATAAACGACGCTATTAGTTGGGCTACTAGCTGCATTAGAACCAAAAATATTTGTGGAAGCGCGTTGAAGCCTAAAACCGCCATAAACATAATTTTGGTCAGCGGTTTGTCTAAATGATTGAGATGTCATTACTAATATCTTACTTGAAACTGAAGAAGGCGTTATTGATGCTGATAAACCTGTGTCAGCCCAAGTCGTTGAAGTTGAAGTTGTGGAAGTTGTAGTAGTAGCAGTTACAACCTGCAAAACTTTGCCACCACTAGCAGGTGCAGCCCATTTAAGACCTGTCGCTTCCGCAGAATCCGCAGTTAAAACTGTTCCGTTAGCGCCAACACCGAGACGCGCATCAACTGTTGAAAATGTAAAAACATCTCCTTTAGTTGTTAAAGGTGTTTGATCTGATGGACTTGCCCAGCTTGGAACGCCAGCTGCGACTGTTAAAACTTGCCCTGCTGAGCCAATAGCTAATCTAGTGTTTGTGTTGCTGGTCGCTGAGCGATAAGCAATATCTCCAAGCGTTGTTTCAGGATTCAGCGCTTTGGTCGTTGTATCAATTGAATTTCCCAATGTGCGAATTGCAGCTGCTCCATCCTTAACGAGATCAGTATCGTTGGGGGTAGTCCAGCCATAATTAGTAGTCGTTGCCATTTAGTCTCCTATGCCACAATTGTAGCGTCAAGCCAGTCCAAAGTAGGGCTGATTGTATTCCAAGTCTCAGTCGCTGGGACCGAGTTCCATCTGAACGCCTGAAGGCTAAAAGCCAAGGGCGAGACATTTAGAGTCAAGTTAAGTTGATTCAGGCTGGCTGTCCAAGTCCAACCTTCAACAAAACCTTGAAATTCTCCACCTACCATATTGGCTGGCAAATTGATGATATTAAGCGGTTGGCCCATAAATACGCCAAGAAGGTTATCTCGGTCTGAATTGTCTATTTCACCGCTGGCTATAGGGAAGGTTATCTGCCGTAAGGCGAATTGAGGATATGCGCGGATAAGTAAATAGAACGCTGCTTGAGCATTGGCATCGCCTTGGTTGCGAAGTGTGGTCGATATGGTAGAAGCTAGAAGGCCATATTCAGATATTGAAGCTGCATCTTCATCAGTTACTTCAGCCCCAGAAGTGCCATAATTTAAGGTTATTGAATTTCTAACATCACCAGCCCTTTTTAGAATTGAAAGTCCGGGCCCAATCGAGTGATTGCCATCTAAATCTACATAACCATTAGTGGCTAGATATTGCGATCTATGAGTTGAATCCGCATAACCAATACGACCTTGAGAATCTTCATAAAGGTAGCCAAGTCCGCTAGTAGCAAAGCGAGAAGCTAGGTTATAAACTGTATCGTCCAAATTATTTTCAGAGTGAAGCTCATAATCGCCAGGAGTGTCGATTTCACCTAATCCGCTATTTTCTGCATCTTGCCATTGAACTGTTGGGTCATAGCCGTTCCAAGTTTCGGCAGCTGGGACTTCATTCCATTGGTCAAATAAAACTGTTTCTAATAGTTCTTGGATTCTATCGCCATCAAATTGATGGGCAAAATTGCCAACATAGACTGCGCGATTGAGTCTTGCTAAGGCTCCTACTGCAACTATTTTGATTTGCTGGCTAGTTGCTGTTGAGCCTGAAGTTTGGACTGTTATGCCTAAGTCAGTAATAAACCCGCCAAATAAATTCACATAAGTAGCGCTTGAGTTTTGAACCTCAATAGTTACTGCGTCATTAATTTCATAAGGGACTTGGGCTTCAGCCGTTTCAATAAGGGTTAAGTTGCAATATCCAGCAACTGGTTGAGAGTAAATATCGGTCCGACCAGAAGTAATAGTGAGTCCGCTAAGGGTTGCCCCAGTTACTGTTGATCCATTTACCTTAACTCGATAAACGGGCTTCCAAGCGGTCATATAAGCAGTTGCTCTGTTCCAGCGCCCGTTCTGCGACCTGTGTTATTTAGAGCTGAAACGACTGCCCTAGTAAATCCTTCTTCATCAATAGCGGATGGAGCATTTACATTGATAACCACATTATTACGATCTAAATAGTCGCCTTCAGCGCCAATTCTTGTGTTAGGAAATGCGCCAGCAGACATTAAGGATGGAGTGGCAGAACTTGGAGCACTTGGAGTTTTAGCGCTAGGAGCGCTTGGCGTAGTTGATACCTTGGGGGCTGACGGAATACTTGGGCTACTAGGAGCACTAGCAATCTTAGGCAGACTTGAACTACTAGGAGTGCTAGGCGCTGAGAATGAAGGCTTGGAAATAGTAGATACATTAGGCAAAAGTGGAACGGCATTGTAAGCGCGAATAAGGACATTTATTGCATCAATGGCAAAATTAACTGCGCTCTTAATTCCATTAACTACCGCGCCAATAACATCTAAAATACCGCCAGCGACTTTACCAATAAATCCAAGTGCTCCACCAAGGTTATTGATTAAAACTGGAACTACAAAGTCTTTAATAAAGTTATAAAGAATAGTTAATGATTCCTTATTTCTGGCAATTGCATCAGTAACTGGCTTTAATGCTGCGTCTTTGAACTCAATAAATTTGGGAATAACTGTGTTAATGAAATAATCTAAAAGTCTTTGAAGGGTAGGCAATAAAGCAGCTCCTACTGATTCCTTGGCTTCATCAAAGCCGACTTTAAGTCTTGCTATTTGACCTTCAAAAGTATTGGCTTGAACTGTAGCTGCTCCACCAAAGGTCTCAGCTAATTGCTTAACTGTGCCTTCTAATCCAAGGGTCTTTATTTCGGCGGTTGATAAGCCAACACCTAAACGGCTTAAAGAGCTTGTATTGCCTTCATAGGCTTTACCTAGGGCATTAGATACAGTCTCAACACTCTTACCAGTAGCAGCTGAAATATCTAGGGCTAGCGTTAATAAATCTTGCGACTTAGTTACTGATCCTGTTGCAGTTGCTAGGCGCTGGAGCGCTGGGCGCAGTTGGTCATCAGCAACACCAGTAGCTAATGAGGTTTTAAGTATCTGCTGCTCTACTGCTGAAATCTGGGCTTGAGTTGCCCCAGTAACATTCTTTAGAGCATTGGCTAATCGAAGCTGAGCAGCCTCATCTTCAATGGCTGCCTTAACGCCATCAACGGCTAGCTTGACTGCATAGGCTGCTGCTGCTGCCGCTGCCGCTGCGAAGGCGGCTGCTGCAACCTTGCCAAACTTTTCTAACTTACCGCCAAAGCCTTCAACCTCTTTAGAGCCTGTATCAAGATTTTTCTTAAGGTCAGCGACATCGGCAAGAATCGAGAGCTTGAGTGTTCTACTGCCAGCCATTACTTATCCCACTCTTTCAATATCTTGGAAAATGCTTCTTGCCATTTCTTAATTAATTCAGGCTGAATCTTACGAAGGGTTGGGTAGATAAAGTAGCCAGCGTTTCCGCGACCTTTGCTTGGTGTTCTTCTCGGGAACTGACGCAAGCGATTAGATCCAAATTCATAACCCGCCCAGAGTT